ACACGGAGGTGGATCAAATGAAATTAAAAGACATCATAATAGCAACGGTAGCGGGAATAGTAATGGGTTTAGCCCTATTCTCGGATACATTGTTAAATGCGGGAGTAATATAAATGTGGGGAGCAATAGCCTCAGTGGCAATAGGCGCATATGGCGCACGCAAAACAGCAAAAGCTATGCAAGGAGCAAATGATTTAGATTTAGCTAAATTAAGACGCGAAGCAGAGCAAAATGGGTTTAACCCATTAACAGTACTACGAGCAACAGGCGGTCAAGGTAGTACAAAAGGCCCATCTGGTAATTTAGCCAGTGGCGCATTTTTTCAAACATTTGCACAAGGAATACCAAGTATACTTGAAGCAAATTATAATAAAAAAATGAAACAAGCACAGCTATCAAATATTAACGCAAGTACAGAAAATTTGTTAGCAACTGAAGACATAAATGAGCGTAGCCATTTTGATATACCATTAATGATTAACGTTTTCGACGATAGCGGAAATGTTGAAGATTTTAAAATTATAAATCCAGAATTAATTGAAATGTCAGGACAAGAAATTACTGGTTCATTAGGAATGTTAGCCGCGCAATATGCCGCGCAACATAAAGTTTCAATTGCTAAAGCAAAAGAAATTTTAAAAAATATTATTGATAATAGAAGAAAAAATATTGGATTAGAACAAGTATTTTCAAAAAGTCCACCATTAGAAACTAATGGTATAAATAAACAATCTAGTTTTCTCGATCGTTTATCACACGGTTTTGAAACTGGAAATTGGATATTTCCAGAAAAAAAACCAAAAACAATACTCGGTTTAACAAATAATGCACGCAAAACCCAAGATAAAATTAATGGTTTTGTAAGAAGTGATTATTAAATGTGCGCCAAGTGTAAAAAAATACGAAAAATTATAACCAAAATCATTGCAAGGAGGAAACGCAAATGACTGATTATATAAAGGACGAAGAACAAAGAAATTCACATCTGTACGGTATGTATCATACCGATCATGATCTGATGTCAGCTCATATTCACAACGTAATTGAATCATGGGACGAAGAACAGCCAGAAAATATCAAAGATTGGCTAACAAATTTATTAGAAAATTATGGTACATAAGGAGAGACCTAAATGAGAATGACTGAACTAATACCAAACAGCCCGATTGCTGTACAGAAATCTCGCCGAACTGCAAAAGGTCGAGTATTGACGTCAGGCGACGCAGGTAAAATCCTGCCGTTGAAATACGAATGGCTTCACCGTGAAGACGGCGTGCAAAGCGGTAAAATCCGCATGAACGTTGAAATGATGGAAACATCAGAGATGTTAATGAACGGAGTAGGCGTAACATTGTACGCTCATTTCGTCCCAATGCTTGCATTTGACCGTTTCAACGGATCAATGGACGAATTAAACCGATCATATAAAAAAGAAAATGGCGTATCGGGAAGCGTAGTACCATTTTTTGAGTTTAATAAATATGCTTATGATAATAATTCAGATGGTAAAAACAATCATGTTCATAATGAAGCAAATGCTAGCACATTTGATACTGCAACTGGTGGATTAGCAACAGCAGGTGTTACATCATTTTACCAAACAATGGGTATACATACACAAGCAACAAATTTTAATACAACAGTTGTTGAAGCATATAATGCAATTGTTAACCATAGACGCAAAGCACGATCTAAATCGTTACCGTTAAGAAACGCATTTGATCATTCATTAGCTGACGCGTTTTGGATTAATAACGGAATGCAAAATATTGTACCTGATTATGATCAGAACTTAATCGACGGACAAGTAACACTTGCCGGATTGACATTTCAGGCACCATTGAAGTCAAAAATAGCAAATAATGGAGCATCATTATCAGCAACTGCTAGTGCAAATGGTTCAGTTGCAAGTGGCAACTGGGGGCCATCTCAAAATGGCGGTATTGTTGATGAAGGCGATTATTATTTATTTGACGAAATATTTGCAGAGTTAACAACAGGTGGAAATGCAACAATGTCATTAGCTGACATTGAGCAAGCACGTAAAACAGCTGCATTTGCTAAATTAAGAGCAAAGTACGATGGAATTGACGACGAACATGTAATTGATTTGCTTATGTCAGGAATTAGAGTTCCAGAAGAAGCATTAAAGCAACCAATTTTATTGGGTCGTCAACGTGCAATGATAGGATTTAATCAACGTTATGCAACAGATGGCGCAAACTTGGATAAGTCAGCAACAAATGGTATGGCAACAATAGACATGTCAATTAGAACACCAGCTATGAATACTGG